CACGACAGGCCTTCTGCTCCCGAGCACGCTCCAACATGCGGCCCTGCTCGGTGGCAATACGGGCGATGTCGTCGATCTGGCTCAACGCAGCGTCGTAGCCTTCGACGTACTCAGTGGATTCCACCGCGCGGTCCGGGGTGATGGAGATTTCGGTCTTGCGGTAGTCGTCATTGCTCGTACGCAGGCTACCAGGAGCCACGTAGTCACCGTCGATCCGGTTGACGGCGATGAACTGATCCTCCACACGACCACTCAGGGTACGGACATCGAAGGTATCGGCCACGCCCAGGTTATTCTGGAGCGGGGCCATGACCATACCGGAGTAGGCCTTCAGGAACAATGCATCCTGGTTAGCCTCGGTACGCTCAGCTGCGCTCTTGTAGTTACCACCAAGGTTACTAACGAGGGTATCCGGGGGTACACTGCCGGGGACTAGGTTGTCAGCCATTTGGTGTCCCTTTCTTGTTGTTCATTAGAAGGAGCTAGCGGCAACCTGCGCCCAGAATGCATCAGGATTACGCCGAGCGTTCTTAGCCGCCTTGACCATGTCCTGGGCATTCTCAAAGCCCTTCTGTTGTTTCTGTGTGGTGCCTGCCGTTGGAGCCCCCTTGATGGGGCCCTTGGAGGACTCTTTGGAAGACTGCGGACCCAGGCCAGCCTCGGCAGCCAGCCCCCGCAGGGTGGCCATGCCGGTCTTGGGATGGCGGCAGGCGGCAATAATCTCATTGCGCTCGGCCTCGTCCGTGTACTTCTCCGTGAGAAATTCATTCAGGGCCTGAAGGTTATCGCCTCCACCAACGGCAGAAGCGGCCTGTGCCGCCCACTCACGGGTCTTCATCTCCTCCAGCTGGGACTTGATGGCGGTGAACTCCTCAGGGTCCACTACCGTGTCCAGCTTCTTGCGGAGTTCTCCAAGCTCCGAGCCCTGTTGGCCCAGCTTCTTGGAAAGCTCTGCGTATGCCCGTTCGGCTTCCTCCTGGGACTTGAAGCGCTTATCATGAGTCTCCTCATGGGCGCCCTCCTGAGAGGTCTGCTGCTGTTGGGCTTCTTGGGATTGCTCCTGCATGTTGTCCTGTTCGGGCATGCTGGTGCTCCTATAAAAAAAAATCCCCCCAGGGTAGTTCCTAGGGGATTGGTTGGATGTGTAGATATGGGGGCCCGTCTTTCCGGGCTGTCAGGGGGCTCTACCCCAAAGTACCCATTCCCTAGGCGTCCCTAGGGCGTAGCCGTAACATTCGGCTCAGCAGAGAGCGCATGTCTGTATCAACAGACAGAGGCGGCCGGGTGTGTGGTTCTCAGGGATGGACTCGAACCACCAATCTCTCGGTTATCAGCCGAGTGCATTAACCAGTTATGCTACCTGAGAATAAGCTGTGAGCGCCCCTGAGGACGCCCACGGAACTCCTTGTACACATGGCACACGAGCTGTGACTACCCGGGGAGGGTAGATTCAAAAGCTGGCGTTACCCAGCGACGATTAGCGGCCCTTGCCGCCACCCTTTTTCTTCTTACCACAGGCCATTCTAGGCTCCTTCCTGAGGGGTTCTCATGTCTTCTTGGGCGGCCCTACCGAGGGCCTGCATCTCTTGCTCCTGGGCCATCTGAGCACGCTGGGCACGGGCCACGGATTCCTCCGATGGTACGTACCTACGAGCATTGTGGCCAGCACTCTGGAGCATACTGGAGGCGAATCGTTGGTTGTAGATTGCTGTGTCTGGGGCAATACCCTTGATGGTCTGCATGGTAGTAGCCAAGCGGCTGCCTTCTATGGCACGACCAAGGGCTTCCAGACCAGTGACTACCGTAGGGATGACGCCCTCAGGCAGTTCCGGGAGGCTGTCCCCATGTCGCTTCTGGATGCGCTTCTCAAGGATCCTGTAGAGCGGGATGATGAACTCATCGATGAAGTCCCCAAGGAGGGACCCCAAGGTGGACAGCTCAAGTTCCTGCTTGGTTAGCTCCACCTCGGTGGCCGTCGTACGTTCTGAGTCGCGGATGCTTGAGGGGACATATAGGAAGGCCTGGGATAGGTACCTGAGGAGATCCTGCTCCCTCACCTGAAGGAGCTGGAAGTCGTTCATACCTCCGCCTTCAGGTACGAAGACGTCTCCTTGGTCACCCACAACGAAGGTGTCACTATTCAGGAACCGCCTCATATTGATGCCCTTACCCTTGCGCACCATCACCTTGGACATGAGACTAGCGATGCCGGTACGCTTGTCGAGGGCGGCACAGATACCGTTATACTTCACGATCTCACGGTAGTAGTCATCCAAGAAGGGCCTGCGGTAGTCCGTCCCCAGGTAGCCATCACCACCAAACAGGAAGAAGGGAGACTCGTCCTCTGGGTACTCCTCCTCCCAGACCTTCTCGCCCTCAACCTCCATACAAACATACAATGTGCCGTCACGAAGCTTGCCCTGGTAGTATACTTCCACCAGATCATCTTCTTCAGCTTCGTCATCATTGGCACGAGCCTCTTCGACTACCTTACGGATGTCCTCAGGGAGGGCCCCTGGGTGGTACATCTCTAAGGCAGCCCACCTGAAGCACTTACCTGAGGCATCCCGCTTGGTCACGAGCTGGTCCATACCCCAGATGCGACAGTTGTCGTCTGACGGGTCCTCTGGGACATACATGAGGCCTTGGCCCCCGTAGAACACATGCTGGACGGCTCGTCGCAGGAAGGTCCGGAGACGCAGACGGTTAAACTCAGCCCGAGCTGACTGCTCACGGCTGATGAACTTCTCTTCGATGTCACTCTGGAGACGTGCCGTCTCCGCAGCTATCTCGTCCCCGATGTCCACCTTTTGTGGGTCTATCTCTTGGGCATTCACCTTCTCTTGTACAATAAGCGCGGCCGCTGTCTGAGCCTCTATAGGGTCTATCTGATAACGTACCGTGGGTTCAGTGGGAGGGGCGATACCAAACACCACCTTGTTCACGAGTGCCTTTACGAGCTGCCCTGGGACCGAGCTATCAGGCTCATTGGTGTACTTGCGGGAGTTGTTACGCCCGCGTGAACACTTCCATTCATCGCCATAGAATGTCGGGAGCACCTCTGCGCATATGTCCTTGGACCGCTGTAACCAAGAGGATCTATGGCCCTCCTCCCGACGATAGAACTCTCGTACCGTCATGTCGTCGTACATAGGGGCTCCTTAGCGTCCAACCGGGATGGGGAGACCTGAGGCTGCTCCCATGTCGAGCCTAGGCCCCATGAGCTGCCCAAAGCCTACATCCTCTGTCTCATCCTCAGGGGTTTCTACAGTGGTAGTGGCCCGCTCTGCCAGGACGGCCTGACGCTCAGCCACCATGGCTTGCCTGTCGGCTAGAGCCTGCATGCGTTCCCTACGGCGGGCCTGACGTTCCGCCCTACGTTGGGCCTCTGCGGTCTTACGGGCCTGATATGAGGCCCCTAGGGTAACGACGTCCGTGAGCCCCTGCTTCAGCTCATCGAAGAATGCCATTAGTCTGCCTCCTCGTCCTCAGGTGGATCCTGGAGGTACACTAACTCATGGATACGCTCGGCTTCCTCCGGTGCCCACGCCATAAGGATGCTCGTAAGGAGATCCTGCTGGCCCTTAGCCTCCCCTACAGCCTCCGCCACCTGCTGAGCCGAGGCTCCCTTAGCCACCCGTGTGGCCACCTTGGTGATGGCCTCATAGGGCCATAGAGCCTTCACTAGAGCTACAGCCGTGTAGGCATCAAGGAACACGTCCGATGTATCGAGCTTCGCGCCTGAGTCAGGGTACAGCATGTGGCTCTCCATGTGTGTGGAAACTAAGGAACCCACGCCCGCAGGAGCGTGGGAACATACTTATAGGTCGTGCTACTTGTACTTATGTGAGCGGGTGCTCTCTTATCCTCACACCAGACCGTCCACCTTAGGGCTCCACAAAGGCTCATCCAGGGAGCGCTTCATGCGTAGCACCTGGGCATACCGTATGGCAAGCTCCTCAGAACCCCCATCAGCCTTCTCATAGGCAGCCACTATGGCCTTCCACCAGTCCTTCCTGGTAGGCCCCGTGAGTATGCCCTCAGCCTTCTTAGGACCCACCCCAGGGCACCCTGGGACACCATCACAGGAGTCTCCTATGAGCACCTGATGGAGGAAGGCCTTGAGGGCATCGGCCTCAGGGATGGTCCTGATGGTGGGCTCACGGCGGTACCATAGCTGTCCTGGGACGGTCAGGAGGTCCTTGTCATTGGAATAACCTGTACCACCCTGAGTCATGCCTATGGCTACCAGGTCGTCGGCTTCCATCTTGGGGGCCTTCCACAGGGAGACACCCTCAGGCAGCCAGTCCTGGGGGGACCTAAAGAGGACCTTTCTACCCATTAGCCATGCGATGTGGTGGTGTGTGATAGTTCTTCCACTCTTGTATTCAGGTAGCACCTCATGCCGCCAGTAGGTGGAACTGGGGTCTGACACACAGAGGATTGTCTCCCTGGGAGTCTCAGCAGGAATATCCTCAAGAAGGTCCCGTACCCATACACGAAGGGCCTCCTTGAGGACCCCTGCGTTGAAGACCGGAGGAGTGTATTCCCCAGGGCCTATCTCCATGTAGTCCGTGGAGTCTATCACGAGACCCCTGAGGGGGCCGTCTGCGTCTACGTAGAGGGGGGTCATTGGCCTGCTCCCTTGGTCTTCCCCCGAGGCTTCCTCTTAGTGACCACCGCCTTAGGGTGTTCCTTTTGTCCGTACCACCCCAGGACCTCCTCGAAGGACTCCTCGAAGGACCACTTGGTGTCTCCAACCTGTATCTTAGTACCCCCCGTGATGGGATCCTTACGGATGGACAGGGGGTTCTCTACATTGACTAGAACCGTGACCGACCCTAGGGGTCTCTTGAAGATTGGCATTAGGAGTTCTCCTCATAATCAGGTAGGCGGACCCACCCAAGACATTCTTCCATAAGCACTGTGCCGCACTCCGTATCGAAGCGCAGCCCGTCGTATGTGTAGGCCACTTCTGTAGCCACTATGTCGTACCACCTATAGGCTAGCCATATCCTGGTTCCATCTGTAGGGGCCTCCTCCATGGGCAGCCATTCCGCATTACTCATCAGTCCTCTCCTTCGTAGTAGCTCCTAGGAGCCTCAAGGTTCTTCCCACAGGAGCTACACCGCATGGCGCAGGTCTCCCATGGGAGTTCATTCCCTAGTCCGTCTATGGTTATACTGCGGTCAAACCACGGGTATGGATCTTTGGTACCGCAGTGGGGGCATGGGGGGTCTTCCATGTAGGGTTCCTCAATGTGTATCCGCCCAGGACTGCCCAATGTCGTAGGCCCCGTCCAGTGGACAGCGAAGGTTGTAGTGTTCACCGGCTTCCTTGATGCCGTCCACAATGCACTGCCCAACCAAGTCTGCATGCTTAGGGCGGCATGTCAACTGCCATTCATCATGAGACCACCCCAGGACAGCTACATCATAGAGCACCTGGCGGCGGTCCCAGAAGGGGCAGTCATAACCGAACACCCGCAGGCCATTCTCCCGTAGCTTCCTCACGAGTAGCACCCCTGCGTACTTCATGATGATGCCACCTACGCCTTGCAGTAGGGTGTTCAGCGCAGAGTGGGGCTTACGGACAAACGCATGGCGGCCATCGGGGAACCTAAGGTAGCCTCTCTTGGCAGACTCCTGTACCTTCCCTAGTAGCTTATCAATGCCAGGCATACCGTCGTACAGCATGCGGCGTACCCGAGCACCGTCCTTAGCTGTACCATCTACGATCTTACCAAGCTTCGTGTCCCCCGCCCCATACACCAGGCCGTAATACCCAGGCTTGGCCTTGGAGCGTCCCTTCTTGATCTCGTCCTTAGCTAACCGCTCCTGGTAGTCCTCCGGGAGGAAGCCCATGGAGATGGCGTTGTCTGTGTGAACATCGAAGCCATCAGCAGTAACGAGAGAGGCATAGCGGCCCTTGTCGAAGAAGGCCAGGTAGGCAGCAAGTTCCCGCAGCTCCAAAGCAGAGGCATCACCACCAACCATCACCCACCCAGGCTCCCCAAGGAACAGGGCCCTGAAGTCCTCACCAAACGGCTTACCGCTGGCAGGCACCTGAGACAGGTTGGGGTTGCTATGGGAGGCTCGCCCTGTGACGGTGCCGTTGGCATTGATGCTGGCATGGATGCGACCGCCATGGTCATGCACCATCAGGGCCTGTTTCCCTGAGTAGAGCTGAGAGATGCGCTTCTGGAGCATGAACAGACGAGACAGCGTAGGACACTCCTCATAGGGAAGGCTCCCTAGGACATCCTCATCCACCACAGGACTGAGGCCCTTCCGACGCATCTCCTCGAACTCTGATGGGCGGACATCATACTCCCGCACCTTAGGTTGACTCTTCCCCCACACAGTAGGCATCCATTGGTATTTGTCCTGTAGAAAGCCTATGATCTGGGATCGTGAGGTGGGGTTCCAATGGGTGTACTTGATGGTAGGGCTACCCTGAATGATGCGCCTCTGGAGACTGACCTTGGTCTTCTCACCGGGGAGCAGGAGCTGACGCCAGTCCTTCATGAGGTCCTCCTTGGTGTCGTACACACGGTAGACCCCATCAGGCCCTTCGGCTTGGTAATACGAGGGTTGCCGCCCTACGACCACCTTGGGGATTACCAGATCTACAGCCTCTTGCCGTACTTTGGTATACTCCTCGTTCAGCCTGCCGTAGAGAGCAGCTGCGGCCTCCGTGTCGAACCTCCACCCATGGATTTTCATATATTGGAGGATGCGCTTCAGCTCCATCTCCTCCCACACCCACTGCTCATTGAGGCCCGGCTCCTTCCACATCGTCTCCACAAGCCTCATGGTGACACGCACGTCCTGGGCACAGTAGTCCAGCATCTGTGCCGTGAAGGTCCCCCAGTCTCCACCAGGATCTCCCTTGGGCTCCTTCAGTCGGAAGCCCCAGGCCTCCAGGGAATAGGGTTTCTTGAGGAGGGTCTTATGGTAGTCTGTGCGCTTGTCTTTGTTCCTAGGCACCCACCTCCAGCCATACTTCTTAAGAAGCTCAGGGCGACTAAGAATGTCCTGCCAGAGGATCCTACAGAGTTCCAAAGTGTCCACCTGGTTCTCCCATAGGACAGCCTCAGGATCCCCCAATACCTTCTGAATGGCCAGTATGTCGAAGCCATAGGTGTTATGCCCGGCAGCCAAGGGACTACTCTTGATGATACCCACGGCATCCTTGATAGAGCCGTCCCGAGGAGCAACCTGGGGGCTGTCATGGTAACGACGAATGATCCCGTCTTGAGTGTCCCCTATGCAGATACAGTGGATTACTGTGGTCTGGTCCAGGAGTCCATTGGTCTCGATGTCGTAGACGTGCCGTGGGTATTCCATATGTCATTCCTCTCGTTCCCTCAGACGTAAAGCCCACGGCGGGGCCACTGAGGATACCCCATTGGCGGACTCTACCCAGACATTCCACTCATGTTCTCTCCCTAAAGGTATGAACCAGTAATGTCCATCACGATCCTTCACTGGTTTCCACCACAGCTCCTGCATGGGACACCTCCTCCCAGGGCATAGCCCCATAGACACGCCCGAAGATACGGATGACCTCTTCATCAGAGAACTCAGGGAAATCATCGGGGGCCTCCTCACGGTACTTCCTGATGACATCCTCCTCGGTGATGAAGGTCCGTGTACCGCCCATTGGTTGGTACACGAGGTAGTTATTCACTGTCTTCCTCTCCACTCCACCTCCCCGTCATCCTCCATGAAATATCCATCGATGATCTCCACGAGGGCCTCCGCAGGGATATTATGTTGTATCCACTCTAGAGCACCACTAAGAGGGTAACCAGGTTCAGAGTATGTCTTGAGATGCTCTAGGAACCGTTCCTCTTGTTGGGCGCTGGGGACGTAGGGGCAGGTCATAGGTACTCCCCCGCAAACATAACATCAGATATGATTTCTCTGGCACACGACAGGTGACGGCCTACCTCCTCCCCCACGTCGTGGTGCTTCTGTATTAAGCGTAGGTTGTTATCTACCTCGTGTAGGCATGCATAAGCATCCTCGGCCAGCATCATCCGCCGGGCCTTACCGGAGGAGACATCTTCTTCTGATAGGTTTATGATTATGGTTGGCACTGGACAGCTCCTTCCTTCATACTCTCCATCAGTCCCTCCCGAAGCTTATACTCCAGGACCTCCAATTGGTCGAGCAACACGGTGTTCGTTATAGGCTCCTCACGTACTTCCTTGCAGGACGCCAGATGATCAATGATAATTCCGTGAAGGTAATCCACTTGATTGTTTGCTGGGAAATACCATGGGAAGGTCATTGGGGCCACTCCAGTTTACCGAGGGTCAGTAGGACACCGAGGCTCCATAGACAACCCCCGAGCAGTACCAAGGGCATACATAGGAGGCGCCACAGGATAAGATACCAGGCGACGTATCCGGTGTCCCGAGACTCCGGCCAAGTGTACCAGGGAGCTTTACCTAGGTATCGCCCACCGTGCTCATTTGTGTATACTTTGATTCTCATTCGTCTCCTCCATAAGGCATCATAGCAGGGCACTCATCGTCGGACGACACGTGGAAAGGCCTGAGGGTGGCTACGTGTGGGCATCTGTCTGGATCCTCACGGCGGAGCCACCTGAGGCATTGCTCCTTCTCGGGACAGCTGTCGTCGTGGCATCGACACATGTCGTTGGAGATGTTTGGGATGGTCATTGGGAGTCCTCCACTGTGCGGTATTTTCGGACTAGCTCTGCCACACATTGTAACAGTGATAGGGCCTCATCACGTTCGGTTTCCAGATCTGAGATACGTTGTCTTAGTAGATTCAGGGCTAGATGCGGGTTGCATTCCTCACATCCATCCCCCACCACATGTTGAGCGAAAGTGCATTTGCAGGTCATATGTCTAATCCTTCTGGTGTTTCCTCTTGAGTCATTTCTACAGGATCATCCACCTCTGTCAAGCGGGAAGTCTCGGGGTCATACAAGAGTTCTACAATCTTCCCGTCGTGACGACCTGTGAAGCGGTCCTTCCCGCACTTGATCCTAGTGGTGTTCCTCTCGGCATCGTCCTGGGCACACTTGTTTCTGGCGACAAGGAATAGGAAGCTGGAGTACCTATCGATGGCCCCGGATCCATATATCTCGGACACCTTAGGAAAGGCCCCATCCTCATACTTCTCGGCCCCCTTGCCCTCCTTACGGACATGACTAACGGCATCCACACAAATGTTGAGCCTAGCGGCGTCTGCTTTCAGCTCCTTCACAATCTGATGCAGTTCCGTGTCCGTACCCTCCTTGTGGTCCAGTAGGCAGGTGAAGTTATCTAGGATGATGCTTGTGCAGCCTTCTGCTATGGCCAAGTATTGGATAGCCTCTCGGACTGGCCCCCAGGTCTTCTCTCCTGAATCACTCTGGGCAGCATCAAAGAATACCACCCTACCGCCACACTCGCGGTACATCTGCTTGGCCTCCTCGCGCTCCTCTTCAGACACTACCACGGAGGGGTCATGCATGGCCTTCCCATAGAGCACCCCAAGGATCCTCTGGGACATCTCATGTGGGGGCTGCTCCAAGAAGATACACCCCACGGTGTTGCCTTCATGTAGGCTCTGGGCGGTTATGCTGGAGAGCACAGATGTCTTCCCTATACCGCTCGCCGCCACCCATGTGACGATCTCCCCAGGCCTACGTCCATAGGTGATATCCGTCAGGCCTTGCCATGGGTAGGGGCTCCCCCACTGAGGCTCCTTGAGGGCCTCGTCTAGGATCTGTCCCATGTCTACAAAACCTGGGGGCTGCCATCGTTGGGCAGCCCAGAAAGCCCTCACGAGCGCTCCAGGACCCTCCTTGAGGAGTACCTCATTGGCGTCCTTCCTAGGGAGGGACATCAGCAGCAGGCCCCCAGGCTTGACCTTCTGAAGCTCTTTTAGAGCTACCTCCGTGGCAGCTCTTCCGGCCTCATCCATGTCGAAACAGAGGCGTATCTCGTCGAAGGAGGCCAACCATGTGCATTGCTTCTGGATGGCCTTCCTCACCGAGCCCGTACCTGAGGGGATGCTAACTACAGATTCCTTGTGTCCCATAGCCTGGGACAGGGACATGGCATCAACCTGGCCCTCGGTGATGGTGAGCCGCTTACCCCCGCCCCGTGATGTGCGTTGTCCGAAGAAGCTCCCTGTGATGTCTCCCACCACCTTGAAGGTCTTATCAGCTCCCCGGGACTGATACCCTATTCGTGCTCCCTTGTCGTCGTGGTACCAATGCACCCATACCTTCTTCTGAGGACACCACAGGACATCATACTTCCGGCATGTCTCCTCGGTGAGGCCCCTAGCCTTCCACTCCATATAGACACCACCAGGGTCACGGACCAAAGTGTCGTCACTTGTTCCTACCTGTGTGCTCTTTGCATCTGCCCCCATGGTTCCGTCCTTCCAGCGCTTAGGCCCATGGATATCCTCACGGTGGTTCCCAGAGAAGCACGTCATGTACCCATCGGTATTCAGGGACACAGCATCAGAGGACCCACAGCGAGGACATGGGAGCCCAGTCTCCAGCCATCCTTCAGCCATGTTCATAGTCCTTCATAGGAAAGCCCTCAGGAGGGCATACAGTAGAATCCCCATCAGTATCAACCATAGGAGGTCCCCTGGTGGTCTCCTCTCGGAGGCACCTGATGCACCATCGCTTGGACACTCCATCCTCAACCCGCTCATAGGTCACTCCTCCGCACACTGGACACCGCATGTGTTCCTTTCGTAGCTCCTTACGATTATCTGGTAGGGGGGCGGAGGCACCACCACATGGAGAATGAAGGAGATGGCCTCGGGCTCAGACCCCCAGACAAATCCAAAGGCCGGATCAAAAGATGACTCTACATAGTCCCGCTGTGTGGGGAATAGGTATAGAGGCACATCGTCGTATATTGATTGCTTGGTGATTTTATAGCCACCCCTAGGATCCTCGATCCGAGGGACAAGAGTAAAGGTCAACATAGGTGTGACTCCTTGATGTACCTATGGACGGTGCGTATGAGGTCCTCTATGGAACCGTCATTGCAAATCTCCCCATCGAAGTCCCACCCGTCCAAGCCCCCCTCAGACACATGGCCGTTGGGGCGGGGCTGACCAGGGCGAGTTACACGCCACATGACGCCCCCCATGTTCTTTATCAGCCGGGCTTCGTTTGGGAAACGTACATCGTCCACCACCACAGGAGTACCATCGAGGACCCGCCCCGAGGTTTGCCGCTTCCAAACATGGAGCCACACGTCAGGGTGCACACATTCGCGTCCCCACTCAGTACCCAACGTCTGATACAGGGACCTGAGTGTAACACCGAAGGGCTCCACCACATCCTCCTTCCGTAGATGCCTCCAGTCGATCCAAGCTGCCTCCAGGAAGGAATGCACGACAGCCTTCAGAGGACCGGCCATAGGGAGAACTTCCGCAGCAATTTCATCGCTGATCACCTGGGCCACTGTAGATTTACCACTCTGGGGGGCTGTTGAATATAGTCCTATGATAGTCATCCTTCTCCTACTCCTCCCGCAACGAGTCCAAGATTGCATCTTCGTACCGCCTAAGGACCTCCTCAGCCCTCTCCATCAGACCTCCCATATCTACCATCCTACCTCTGTGGATTTGATCGAGGAGTTCCCAACACCTCCCACCATAGAACAGGATCTTGCGGATATGATCTGGTAGGCCGGAAGCGCGGCCACTATCGTTCATGTAATACGCCTCGAGCCTGTCCAGGTATACACGAATGTTGTTTTGCGTACTCATACCTTCTGTTCCTCCTGCTGGATCGCCATACAGGCAGCCTCCCATAGGTCACTAGCTGAAGCTCCCCCAGGCTTACCCCGCTCCTCAGCAATAGCCCGACATGCGGTGTCCTCATGACGCTTCATAGCGGCCAGGGGCATGGGGTCAGGTACGTCGCCCACCCGCATGAAAAGCCCCTGAGAACCATCCTGCACCAGCCACACACCATCCGCAGGGAAGCCATAGAATGGTTCCACGGGGATGTACCTACGGCCCTTCTTGATGTAATACTGCGGGCGTTCATATACCATACTTCTACTCCTTCCACTGCCATGTGGTATCCCCGGTGGAGGGATCTAAGATATACTCTGCGGCCCCACGTTCAACGGCCTCACGTTCCCAAGCAATGTTGTTGTAGTGTATGATGAATCCTAATGCCAAAAGCATCAGGAACGCGGTTACGGTAGTCCCGACGAGAAAACCCTCCGTTTCAGTCACGGTAACACTCCTTTCCATCGTCCCCCATCGTCCAGCCACATGGGGATGTTCATAGGACAACCATCGATCACCACGCCCATCCCGAGGAGGGGCCTATCGGTGTTCTCTGAGCCTGGCTTGGCGTAATCGAACGCTGGACTGTGGTAGTCTATCATGCACCCCACGTTCATACCCCACAGGAGGTAGTCTGGAGTGCTCACCCAAGTGGTGAACATGCGGGTATGGTGGTGGCCTCCCGCCAGACAGATGCCCCTGAGCTTCCTTTGGACAGTGGCCTCAGTGGCGCCTATGGAATGTTGGATACCCAACAGGACACCACACTCCAGACGGATCCTGTGGCTAGGCACCCAGCGCCAGCTCTTAGGGATGCCCCAGATACTGTTATACGATAGGCTCTCCCCAAGGTATAGCCCTGCTGTCTTTAGCTTACGCTTCCACAGGCCTCCATGGTTACTCTCACAGATGGTCATCTCGGGGAATGCTGTGAACCACTCATTGAGGGTGTCTCGGGCCTTCTCAAACTCATCCTTGGGGCTAGGCAGGCGGGGGTCCTTCTCGTGATAGCTGATGGAATTACCATCGAACTCATCGCCTACGGACACCCACTCGTTGATCCCGTACTCCTCCCCTACGGCCTTGACGAAGGCCAGAGCGTCGGGGTGCTCATTGGGGATGTGGAGGTCTGAGATAATTCCTATGCGTTGTTCCATCCCCTAGTCCTCCTCTCGCCCAGCACACTTGGGACACACCCAAGCGTAATCCTTATGTTGATTGCTACCACAGCTCAAGCATACAGCTGCCCCACAGGCATCGCATGTATCTTCCTCTATGTAGGCATGGTGCTCCAAACAGAAGGGGCATACCTGGACAGAGAACCTGTGGTTATCCATTAGGCCCCTTCCCAAGGTTCGATGCAAGCAGATTCCCCGAAGTGTTTTCTAATCCATAGAACCGCATGCTGCGGGCTGGAACACCTCCTACGATGCACCAGTCTGAAGGGATAAAGAGAGCATGCCTTGGCCTTACCGAAGCAGTCCCCCATATCCTCCCAGCAGACAAGCAGACTCCGACGCTGTACCTTGTAATGTATCCCCCCGTCATCCACTACAGGCACGATCCTAAAGGTAGACATAACTAGGCCCTCCGATCTACAAAGATATACTCATGTTTGTTCCCAGGACTCCTACAGTAAGACACCATCGTGAGTCTCATCGTGGGATCTCCCTTAGGCCCCTTCACTCGTTCTGTCATGAGAAAGTCCTGGCAGTGGCTATAGTGATTGTTCCTCTGGTTCCAGAGTTTACCGTAGGACTCGAAGACAGAAACATAGCAGTTATCCAAGGGACCTCCTATGAGACGTACCGTAAGACGTGCTTCGGTTTGTTCCTTAGGGAGTGTCATCAGGAATCTCCCAGAGTGTCAGATGAATACCCCCCGGATGCCTCGGGGGGAGACGTTCCTTGGACACCATCACCACGTTCTTGTCGTTGGTCACGACCCCAGCCTTCTCCAGTACATCTAAGAGCTGCTTCTCGTAGGCATCGATGTCGGGAATCCGCTTGGAGCGTGGGGTGATAGTGTAGGAGCAGGCCACAGGCCCCTCAAGAGGCTCCGGCCTACCCCCTAGTTGATCGTAGATCTCCCCCACCAGCTGTGCCTCACGCTTCCTGGAATCAGGACTGTTGACGATCCTACGCCCTGCCGCCATGAACTTACGGTTGAGGGTCACTGGGAGGCTGAGCGTGAGGTCAATCATCGGGGGGCTCCAAGGCCGTACAGGACATCCAAGAGACGGATCAGGTAGCCCTTATGACAGCACACGTACACCTCAGGCTCCCCCGCCAGCTCCCACTCCTTGAGGTTGTCCTCGTCAGGCTCTTTAGGGAGCACCTCAAGAACATCATCTGATGCTACATCCTCTTCATCCCAATAGGGACTCGTGGCTACAGCTACATACCTACCCCCGGTGGTCACGTAGGCCTGATGCTCCATACACGTATAGAACCGCCACTCCCCATCCTCGGGGATCCTCACGACCTCCCCCGAGCGTAGCCTAACGCGCTTCCCGAGGAGGTTCAGGAGGCCCTTCACTGTATATACTTCGTACATGTGTTCTCCTTAAAAGTCAGGGGTATCTTGAGGATCTTCCTTAGGATCATCCCCCTCGGTGTTCTCTTCGTAAGCGTCCTTATCAGGCTCATCAGGGAGCACCTTAAGGATATCCCCCGGTCCGATATCCCCTTCATTCCAAGAGGGGCCCGTGGCCACATATACATACAGATCTCCGGTGGTCAAGCAGGCCTGATGCTCTGTACCCGGAAGGAAAAACCACTCCCCATCCTCAGGAAGCCTCACGACCTCCCCTGAGCGCAGCCTCACGCGTTTCCCGAGGAGGGTCAGGAGGTCCCTCACTGTGTGTATTACATACATAGGTTCTCCTTAGAAATCAGGGGTATCTTGAGGATCTCCCTCAGGATCATACCGTCCATCCAGGAGGTGGCTCAGGGATCCTTCTTGAGACCACACGTACACCTCAGGCTCCCTCACCAACACCCACTCCTTGAGGTTGTCCTCATCAGGCTCCTCATCAGGGAGCACCTTAAGGATATCCCCTGGCCCTACATACTCTTTATCCCAATAGGGGCTCGTGGCTACATATACATACAGATCTCTGATGGCCATGTAGGCTTGATTCCCCACGAGTATAAAGAACCGCCACTCCCCATCCTCAGGGATCCTCACGACATCCCCCGAGCGCAGCCTCACACGCTTCCCGAGGAGGTTCAGAAGGTCCCTCACTGTATATGCTACGTACATGTGTTCTCCTTAGAAAGGGGGCTCATCAATAGGAGCATCATCGGCATACCCACTGCCGTCTCCAGCCTCAGGCTGTTCACACTCATTGGTCTCCTCAGCGGCAACCACTGGCAGGTCCACGGGGAGATCTCCATGTTCCCCCCCGTTGTTAGAACCACGCTTGGCCTCCGTCACGATGACAGTCGTAGGTTGGAGTCCGATGGAATAGCGTTTCTTGTCAGCCAACCAGAGCATCCGAGGTCGTACCCACACCTGAGCCTTGGTCCCTTGGAAGTAATCCCGCTTGGCCTGAGGGACCGCCTGCAACATACTGCCATCGGAGGAATACTCGTACACCCGAGGGGTTAGGTCAAGGATACGTTCGCCCTTCTTGGTCCGCAGCTTCATAGGTTCAGCACGGACTGCGCACTGGACGTAGAACTTACCGGTGGGGACATAGTCCACCCCATCAGATCCTTCCTCCTGGATCTTCTCCAGCTGTTCTTTAGCATCTACCTGTGGACAGCCCACCTTCTCCTTCACCCGTTTACTGGCGTCCTTGGTCTTCTCTAGGTCCTTCTCGTACTCCTCCCGCAACCAGCCATTGGTGTACCCAAGGGCTTCATTCAGGACCTCCACTGCCGCCTCATCCTCAAGAATTACCGCGAACTTCCACTGCGGTTTACCTGGGGCTTGCCCCGGAGCGGTGTATACATCCGGTTCCTTGAGGCTGATGAACATGAGTTCAACCTCCCCTAGCTCGAACTGGTCCTTCTCCCAAGGGACACAGTTGGTTGGGTTATCCTTGCGGGGATTCCAGCGGGGGGTCTCGTTGGTGTTAGCCATGTGGCTATCTCCTCTAGCTGTAAGCGAAGGCTGACTCCAGAACTTCCTGGGGATCCCACGATCCCACCTCAGGGGGTTCCGGTAGGTCACAGCCTGTGAGTTGTTGCATTCCTTGGTGGAGTCTCTGGATGAGTGGCTCCTGGTTGTCCGTACGGTACATGTCGTGGAAGGAAGTCAAGAGGTTTTTCCTCATGGTGTCCACATCAGGGGCCAGCACGCCATGTTGGTCATGGACTACCGTCTGAAAGTGCACCCCATCGTCACGATTCCTGATGGCCGCCATGGAGAGCTGTTGGGAATCCAGCCAATGGATGATGTTAGGAGCAGTAGCCTGACGAGCCTTCTTGACGTCAGGCTCGTCGGTATCCTCCCTAAACCACACCGTGGTCCTCCCGTACAGGTTGCTTACTACGTTTCGGCCCCTCTGTTTGTAGTAGGCCTGAGAGCACTGTGGATAGCTGGTATCATCGGGGATACCCCAAGATAGATGATGCCCTTGGAGAGCTGCATCCCGACCAGCCACAGAGGCCCACTGCATGTAGGCACTACCCCCAGGGACCACCTGTTGAATGGCATCCCACCAGACTCTCCCTAGATAAATACCTGCCTTATGGTGGTCGTGCTTACCAGGCCCGAAGGTCACCTTGGTGAGACCTGCCTTCAGACGCCTGAGGTACTCCTGGCGGGAGTAATCACCCATAGCCATCTTGGTCCCAGCGTATGGCTGAATCATGGTGGGGCGTTTGGCTAGAGCACGATCTATAACAACCTCCAACCACAGGGAAGCATACTCATGATCATCCAGTAGGAGGATACCACGGGCAGCCTCGGCCACCGCATTATACACATCCTGTCGGGGACCGCCACGGAGGTTCACAAGGCCGGCCGTGTGGGGATCCAACATGAGACCGGCCTGATGTTGGAATCCGGAGCAGGTGGCGTCTTGGGTGATGGGGAGCTTGGTGATGAAACTCTCCCCTTCCTCGATGAATCCTGCCCATTCATGGCATGCTGCCAGGAAGGCCCATGGGTCATCGGCCTGAGCAAACACCTCCTCAAGATGAGACCAGGGGTCTACAGCCACATCCAGGATCCAATCGGTATTCTCCTGCGTCCAGGCTGCACGGATATCCCATGGTTCTTTATCCATGCCCCACATCCCCGCCACATGTGTAGCCAGCCAATAGGCCCCGTGCTTCCCTATGGGGAGACCGGTGTAGGACCTCAACAGGGCCTTTTCCAAGGATTCCCCTTGGGTACGGATGACGGTAGGTATGGGATATATGCGTCCTCGAGAATCACACTGGTGGGGGTAATAGATGGCCCTACCGAGGTGCTCCTCAGCAGCCCTGAGGGTACGCTCCCATTGGCCCACCTCCTGGATGCTCTTGGTGACATCCTGCCGAAGCTGATAACGGGCATCCCCATAGGCCTTCAGCTCATCCTTGGAGGCTCCTTCAGGGGGACGCTGGGGGGCCACGTACTCCAACACCTTAGGGGCCAACTTGTGTGAGTGCTTCTGCATGTCCAAGGCAATCTGGGAGAGCCATGGATGTATCTCGTATGCCACCTCCTGGAGGGTGTTGACAGCCTCCATGCGGTTCCCTACCGGGGTGGGGGTATCACGCCGTTTCATGAAGGTGCGGCCAAACAACTCATACCCCCCGCCATCCCATTCGTCCCACTTCCTGGGGACTATGAGCATAGGTTTCAGTATGAGGTGATCCCCCATACGCTCCCTGGCGCGAGAGATCCACTCCATGGTATGATCACTGAGGCCCACCATCCATAGGTATCGGGGGCGCCCACGGTATTCCCCTTGGAACTTCTTATAGAAGTCGAACAGAGGCGTTACCTGCTGTATGACCTCCACTAGCCCGAGGCCCATCGATATGCGTTTCTGCTTGGGGAGGGGCTCGTCGAACCAGCCGAACCGCTTCGCCACACGGGACTGTATGCGCCAGGCCTTACCCATATCGGCTAGCACACCCGTGGCTGATGCCCCCTGCTTGTCTGCCTGGAGACGATTGGAAATAACCTTATGTATGCCCTCGTTACGTGCACTCATGTTGGCCCACCGATGAAGCCTAACCTCCCGCATCAAGGCGCTTCCTACGGCTTGTGCGGCGCAGGTCTTAGATACGGCGGTGTTGGCCAGCAGGCGGCACAGGAGGGTAGCCAGGGCTGAGGTCACGGCTGGAGCTATGTCGGGAAGGTCCCTCAGATAGAGCACCAGGTAGGGAGCCCGTGTACTCTCCTTCTTGATACGCTTCCACTCGTCCACAATGTCCTGCACGTATTCGCGAATAAGTAAGGCAATGATAGTCCGGTCGTATACGTCCCGAGTGTTCACCATGGATCGCTCGTGGGCTAGCTCCACTGCTAGTATTGGGTCTTCATCCATTGGCCTCTCCTTTTGATCTGTTCTTAGGTCCCGCACCACGGGACAACCACATGGTGAATCCTATGGTGGGGACTATGATGAAGGGAATCCCATAGGACAGGGCCATAGGGAGTGTCATGGGTTAGCTGTCCGAACGTCTCACGCCACGGTATACAACCGGGTGATCACTATCATATGGGTATTTGCACCCAGCATCGGTAAACTCGCACAACTCCCACTCATGATAGTCATCTATATCTTCGGAAGCGGCAGTGTCAGCAGCGTTTTTACCTTCCTCTAGATTATCCCCGATCCAAAAGACACCGTGTCCATATACGCCCATTTTGTACAGAAAATACATGTCTTCCTCCTTGGCAGTAAGTTGCCAGCTAGCAAGGTGATTCATCGGAAGACCTCGCGTCGCTGGTCTCGGTGTTAGATGACTATGGGCGTCATACCTGCGCGTAGGCAAGCAATCTCGCGATCCTTGGCGTCTATTACTTCGCGCACTAGCGCCGCAGGCGGAGTGCCAAGCGGTCCATGTTTCGCGACCATTCCATCAGACAGGTCAAGCTCGTTGACAACGTCTTCAAGCATGTTCTCTAGTTGTTCCTTGGTCCAAGATGACATTGGTGTCTCCGTTCGTTTGTGTGTAGCCATCTAACAATCCGCCCCAGCAGACGCCGATCAATGTTTGGGTCAGCTGGCTGCGTGAATACCGGCAATGGTTGGAGATAACCGGATTTTGCAGCCCTTAAAAACGAATGGACGCCCTTGCATTTCTGGAAGACTGGCGGCTGTCTTCCGCATGTTGGATTGCTCTACCAGCATCAGCATGGTTGCCTCGTTCATAACGAGGCATTCCGGCGCCACACCGTGACGTGCTCGGTAGGATTCAATACGATCAATTGCTATCCTTATTAAGTCAATCATAGTTGACCCTTTCTGCAGTAAGTCGCCAGCCAACAACCCGATGCAGCGGACTCGCCGCGTCGCTGGTCCTGGTGTTATCTGGCGGGCGCGTAGGTCGCATCAAAGATGTCTGGCCTGCAGGGGTAGAACTCGCCCTGCACTCCTTTGCAGACCCATGTGCCCTTATGGATATGCGCCCAGTTGCCATCAATGGTTTGTATACTGAAGGTTTCGCTGCCCATCTCCCCTGGTTCCCATTTAATCTCACCCATCGCATGTATCTGATCCCATGCGGCCTTCGTCCCGTCCCACTGCACCGCCTCAATGGTTACAAGTTTCTTTATAAAAAATGGCATTGGAACTCCTTAGCAGTAAGATGCCAGCTAATAACGCGTTACAGAGCGGGCCGCTTCATCGCGTCGCTGATCTTGGTATTAGCTGCCGTCTGACAGTCCCGCGTTGAGGATTGGCAACAGAGCAGCCGCTTCAGAGGGGGTCGCCTTCCTCTCGATGGTGTACTGTGACACCGGCCCTTCGTACCCAAGGCAGCCAGTGTCGCGTGATTTACCTTGTTTCTTAATCCACAAAACCTGTGCTCCGAAAAAACTTGGCTTGAAGTAGTACTGTATTGTTTTTTCTGGCATGTGTTTTCCTTTCAGCAGTAAGATGCCTGCTAACAAGGCTATCTGGTCAGTCCCCCAGGTCGAAGATGTTGTGGCCTGTGTAGGTGAGTTCCTCAGTAGATGACCACACCCCATGCCTACACTGCCCATAGTATACCCGAAAGAGCGGCGTACCAGAAACAACATGCTCGATCACCACCCCACGGCCAAACTCAGGATGATCCACCACGTCCCCCTTACGGGGTTCATAGGGCAGCACCTCCAGGTGACGGGGGTCGAAGACTTTAAACTTGAGGATCACGTCCCCCAGTGAGTCAACAGAACCCACCGTGAGGATCTCCCCTAGGCGCGTCGCTGCGTTGTCCTCGCTCCTATACCACACATCACCCCCAGCCTCATCCAGGGGCTCACAGCTCACGACCTTCACACGTACTCCCTTGCGGATGCCCTTGAGGGCCTCTTCCTTGGTACGCTCGTGGGGCTTGGGCTTACTGCGGTACTCCTGGAGACGGCAACTGTGTCCACTCCAATAGCATACCCCTTGGGGGGAAGAGCACCAGCTGAAGAAGACCAGGGGGTATTTCTCCAAACCATGTTCATCGAGTATTTCAAACCGCCCATCCATAGGCAAAGCCCGGAGGTTCTCAGCCGCTTCCACCTCTCCCATCTTCTCCAGATCATCCGCAGCTGCATCCCTGAGGGCAATGCGCTTTTGGCGTTCGCTGCGGTACTCCTGGAGACGGTCCGAGATATCCCGCCAGTATGTATGACCCTGGGGGGTATCATCGAAGACAAAGCATTCTGAAATTCTATCCCAACCAACCCAACCACACAACCTCCAGGCCTCATTCTCAAGGTAGTCCGCAGCCTCCTCCTCGCCCATCTCCCGGAGGTCATCGATTAGGGATTGATACTCAGGACCCCATGAGGGCTTCTGCGGGGCTGCCTTGACGAGTTCTAGGGAGTCCTCGTGGAGGACGTACTGCCCACGGGATGCCCCCTCGCCCACACAATCCCACCTATAAGCAGGTTCTATGTTGTGTAGTAGATACCTACCGGTGATGCGTACCTCCTGCCCTAGGTACTCATCTCCGGACCATCTGCTAACACGACCATCCAGGTAGGGACTCTTGGACACCACCTTACAGATGTCCCCAATGTTGTACTTGTGATTCGTCATTTGTTTATCTCCTTAGCCCACTTGCCGTTGGGGCTTTTGATGGTGTGTTTGGTCATCTTGTCGAATGCAGGGTAGTACACCACGACCCCCTCATGTTCCACCTCGGTGTCTTCCTTGAGATGCTCCAAGAGGGTTGGAACCGTAGTGTGATCCATGAGACCCTCGAATAGGATTGGCACCACAGAGCAACAAGATGGGATGTTGTGGCTACACCACCGGAAGGTATTGAACAGGAAGAATGTCCTCTGTTCCAGCTTTAGGGGGTTCTTCTGGATGCCGGGGCCTGCCCACTCCCCATAGTGATAACCATCGCCAAGCTCCACCAAGAGGTTCTCATGAGCATAGGCCCAGGCAGCAAAGCCATGATTATCCTGTTCGGGGGTGATCAGACGCTTACGGCTTTGGACCCCCACCAGCTTGCCGTCCTGGATGATGACGCAAGCGTTTGTCCCATCGATCTTCTCCGTGATTACCACGTTGAAGGGGTTATCGCGGGTGATCCGAGGCCACGGTCTGAACTCAAGCATTTGGTTGTCTCCTTAGACTCTGTCTTGAGAGCCTTTTAGAAGGGCCACCACGAGGGCAGATCCTATGAGGTTGAGCGAGAGGTATAGAACAAGAAGCAGCATATATTATGTTCGTCCCCACCCTAAGTCAAGTCCTAAGTTATTCTAGCGGTTACATCCAGCTTACGCTGGACAAGATAAGCTAGAAGATCCTTAGGGAGATACACTTAGGATAAACCCTAGGGGTGGGGTTGATTGGAAGGTAAAGCTGAGTAGGAGTCCCATCACGATATCTTTGTGTTTGTTGTTTCACAACCCTCTTGTTCCTACTCAGCCCCACTAGGAACATCCTAGCAGTTGCCCTAGGTCACACACCCAAGGTTGTATTCAAGAGAGTTGAGCCATACTCTTGGTATATCTTGGTAACTACCTAGGTCTTGTCCTAGGGAATCTCTAGTGAGGAAACCTCGGGAGGCTCCTCCGAAGGGACATATCTATTGTAGCTCCCTCCGGTCGCTTCTACAGCCTAGGGTCTAAATGGATCTGTCAATAGTTTAGGTCCTAGGCTGGTCTCCGGGTGTATCAAACAAGTAGAGGCTACTCCAGTAGTGTCCAGGAACATCGGCCAGCACCGAACCACCAGCGGCCTACTTCCCCGTGGTTATCCTCCCCCCATACCATACTATTCCTACCCTCATGGGATGGCATGAACCACTCACCGTCCTCCATGAAGCCGGCCCTAAGCTTCCTCCCACTGCAATACCTTACGACCTCTTTAGCTCCCCAAGACCCTGGGATTGGGTCCCCAGTGCGGAGTATGCGGGCCATACCTCCAGTATCATACCACAGGATACCCCCTGGGAGGCTCTCAGACGCCTTCTCAGGCACTTTCTCCTCAGGTTGGGTCTCAGATACCGGAGCTAGAGATAGGCCCTCAGAGGCGAGCCTAAGGGCAAGCTGAGAGAGTTCCTCGGGGGTACCGTCAATGGTGATCTTCATTTGGTCATCTCCTCTGGCAGGATGCTTAGGGTATAATCGTTTGGGTTCATGGGTTAGGTTTCTTCCTGGATGTTAGGTGTAGGCTGTGGGATTGGTGGTACTGGCGACCACTCCCCGCCCTGCGAACTAACATCGATCGTCCAGATCGTTCCATCATCGCACAGCGCAGTGATGACATCATATGCAGCCCCATTTGCAGGTACGATGTGCGTTTGTATTTGCATTACCCTCCTTGCCCTGGCGGCCATCAGGTCGGGCGGTTGTTTTGGTTTGACCATGCTCACTCCATATCCGCGCATTAAAAAGTGCTCTCTTCCGTTTGCGCCTAACAACGCGATGCAGCGGATTTGTCGCGCCGTTGGTCTTGGGTTTATATACTCCTACACCGCCGCCTGCAGTCTTGCCTTTATGTCCTTGATGTAAGCGACTACGACGTCTGACTCTGCTGCCACAAAAGGCCCATCGTAGTCATAGTGCATTCCAAGGGCTTCGGAAACCTTTCTAATCCACTCTGCATGGGTTGAGCAAGTATCGTACGCACTCAATACATTGTCTTTATCACGCATAGTAAGCCCATATCTAACAAGGTGATGCAGCGGTCCGCTTCGCGCCGCTTATCTTGGTGGTTAGGTTTCTTTCTGGTAGTACTGGAGTTGCTCCCTCAGGGCCTCACGTTGGGCTTTCAGTTGGTGGACCTGGAGTTGAAGCCGCTGGTTCTCCTTGATAAGCTCCTCACGTTCCAGCTCCCACATCTCCATCATGTTCTTCAGTTTGGTATCCATTAGACATATCCTATAAATAGTGTTAGAAGTCGACATCCCGGGGAACAAAAGCAATCGGCAGGTATTTGATCGTGCAGTCTTCATCTTCATACAGTCGCGCCATGCGCTCCGCAATAGACCTATAGGGGCTACACTGCGGGGTGTAGCCTCGGTATAGCAACACTTCATCGGCAGGCGTCACTACCCAATACCTGTCCTCAAAAACCTGGACCACATCCTTCCCTGTCGGCGTGGTGATGTCAGCGATCTTTACTTTGGTGTGCTTCATGTCATGCCCTTAGGTAGTTAGATACCAGCTCCCCTGGCGGTTAGAAGTCCTCAGGAAGCTCCCCTAGTGTGTACCCCTTAGCTTCCCTCATGTATTGACGATAGGCCACCACCACGTCTTCCAGAGGGCCGTAAAAGGTGGGCCTGTTGGTCCCGCAGAAGATAAACTCCTCTGGATAATACCCATCAGGCACCGCAGCATCGTCCCAGGCCTCCCACATGCGGAGGCACTGCCCCACACAGGCATGCTCCCGCTGACCACGCATGGAGGCTTCATAGGCGCAGGCCTGGGCATATTCTGAGGCCCACTGCGTCTCGTTGATACCACGGCATACCCACCGGGTCACCGGGTGATTCTCGTGGGTGGGCTTGTAGGGCTCACCAGATAGAGCAATGGGCTGGGGCCACCCGTGAAGCAGGCATGAGGTGGACACCATCTGTAGGCACTCTACAGCCTGTTTCCTGAGATGCGGCCCGTTGAGTAGCCCAGCGGATTTTATGAGGTCGGGGTGTACGAGGAGGATGTTCATGTGGCTATTCCTTACGTTTGAGGGCCCGAGGGATCATCCTGCGGTAGCAACCCGCAAGCTCGTCCCTTTGGTGTCTGATGATGGCCCTATGGTCGAGGTACGCAAGGGCCAACCCTAGGTTGATCGCTAGGCTCATCATGAGTAGGGACAGGCTCATCACATGGCCTCCCAGTCCACATCATATTTACCACAGGGGCTAGTCTCTAGGTGTCGTGGCGATCTCATACCGGTGCCTCCCAGGGTCGGCGTGCTCTGGTAGCATACACATGCAGGTAGTGTCATAGGACGCAGTCAGCAGGCGAGCCCTATGTTCCTCCAGGACCCTGCGGGCTATCCATGGGTGGGTATCCGAGATATAGGACGTGAGGCCTGCCCTGCCTGTGCGCCCCTGGCGGGTTGCCCTGCGGTGCTCCCTGTGGGCCGCCTGGAGATCTTCTAAGAGGTCAGTTGCTGTTATCATTGGGGACTGTCCTTTGGTTTGGTGGGGTGTGTGCCAGCTCCCCATGAACATAGTCTTATGGGGAATCGGAGGGGGCTAGTCTTCTTCGTCGTCGTTCTCGAGGATAACATCAGCGATATCCTCAGCCACACATGAGGCCCACAGCTCAACAGCTGAACTCAGGAAATGCACAGCAATACCACTCCAGGATGCGCCGGAGGGGATACCTGGCAGCTCCTCGAGATGATCCTCAATGAACCCCAGCACGTCATCGCCATACTCGGTCATAGTGTCGTTGGCGATGTGGGGGATGACCGCAAGCACGAGTGCTCCGGAGGCGCACCCCCCTTTCAGAATAGCGGCCACCTCGCCTGCCGTTATATCTGCGTCCAGGGATTCAAGCCAGTCCGGCAGGTCAATACCGTAGTCTACTACTCGCGTGTCCGCGTCGCTGTAGAGTGTTTTGATGATGTCCATGGTGGGCTCCTTATGGTTATGGTCTAGGTTGTATGGCCTTCGGGCAGGGCCGCAAGGGTAAACTTACGGCCTAGCCTGAGGGTCAGACTTGCACCTTGCGCGTGATAAGCCGGTGACCGTACTCAGGAGCAGCCATGCGGTATTCCTTGAGGTCGGAGCGCGCGTTGGCGTACTCGCCAGGCCCATACTCAGATTCATCCTCCCAACCTTGCCCATAGTTGCCCTGGATGATCAAGCGATCCTCCCAGCAGGCACGGACACGGATGGTGTCGCTGTACCCATCGTGGTTGATGAGAGACCGCCGGACCTCTTTAGGGTCTGTCTCTTGGGTAAACAGCGTGTCGATCCAGCGTCCATTGTCGTACACGTTGAAGGTATAAGTAGGCATGAGGTGACTCCTTATGGTTGTGTCTGTTGAGAGTATACGCAAGGCCTGCCCCTGAGTCAATGGGATATCTAGGGTTGCAGCGCCTGGGCATCCTCGAGGCACGTCCCCAGGAACACCGCGATGGTGTGCAGCTGGTGGACCATGCCCTTGGTGAGCACATCTGGGCTGTTCTTGTGGGCGGCACACAGGGCGGTGGCCTCAGTGATGGCACTAGCCAGCCCCTGAGGGGCAACGCCGGATAGCAGTAGGGTGACAGCCGCTTGGAGTGACGCTAGGCTGTCCTTGATGTTGTGGCGGATGGTTGTGGGGTCCATGGTGGGGCTCCTGTGGTTCAAGTGTATCGACAGGCCGTCGCCGTCCTCTCCCAGATGATCCCCCATAGCGTCGTACCACATCGACGCGTGGTACTGGTCCAGGACCGCCTGCAACTCAGATTCCGACTGCGTACCAAGCTGGTCATGCACCCACTGTGGGTGGTGGACGGTGACGCAGCGTGCGATTTCCTGGACCTCACCGGTCTCGTGGTTGCGGATCGTGATGGTGTGGTCGATGGTGGGCATGGTGAGGCTCCTGGGGGTCAAGGCCAGTCGTATTCGACGTATGTATCAACCGGCTGTTGTTGTCTGATGTAGTAGCCCGCAGGTAGTAGCCATAGGGCGATGCGGGCACGGAGGGTGCGGATGGTGTGGGACATGAGGTGGCTCCTATGGGCACAGTCTACAGTAGTATGCCCCAGGTGCAACACTCCATTCCCTGGGTAGTAGCTCAGGATGGATCCTGCGGGCAATGCCCATGGCATCATCCACCAGCATGTCAGCATAGGCCTCCGACCAGTCCACAAGTAGACACATCTGGGCAGCCAACCAGTCGTGGCTGTGGTCATAGGCCGGGACTACCCGCAGGTGCAGCACCTCGCGGGCCAGCTGGAGCAGTGGCCAGCGGTCAGACACAAGGGAATACTGCCGCCAGCCGTAGTCCCGAGAATACATCTGGGCATACTCATGGCGGTCCTCAGGGGTCCATCTTGGGGCATCTATGGTGGCCAGGTGGCCGATCAAGGGGGTGATCCTAGGGGGCATATTGGGGCTCTCCTGTGGGTCTAGTGAGGCCTTGGGGCCCTGTCAGAGGATGCCGGACGCCTGTGCTTCCGCGATTATGTCGCCCCAGGACGCCCCGGCGATCCATGACAGGGACCCGGAAGACGTGACCATGAGTCCAGCCTTGACGGCCACGGACGATTGAATGGCCTTGGGTGTACGGTGGCGCAATAGCAGGGCCTGAGGTCCCCCGTCGAACTGGAGCAACACAGCGGTCCTGCGTTCCGGAGGGTTGACGTAGCCCCCTAGCTTATTGTCCAACAGGGAATCGGTGGCGGGGGTTCTGGGTGTATGCGACGTGCGGTCGGGGGTGAGGGTGTTGCCCATGACGTTGCCCTTTCAAGGCTAGTAGGTTATGGCTGTGGCGGGGAAAGCTAAGCCGTCAAAGACTGGCGCGCAATTCTGCCAAGCGCCCTTGCGCCGCTTCTTGTGCTTCCTGTAACAGTTCGTTGGCGGTTTCCGCTAAGTGGCCGTTGTCGCCAAGGTTGTATTCGCATCCCCAAAGGGCTTGGGCGTAGTCGTCCAACAAAGCCACCCCACACTTTTCAGCGCTCAAAACAACGCAGCCGAATGACCAGACGCCCCTGTGATAGTCGTCGATCTGCTCGGGCGAGTAGCATTCGAAATCACTGGGGTCTGTGGTCTCATCGGGAACTAGCGTCGCGATGTAGGTAACGCCGTCCGCCACGCAGGAGATTGATTCTCCGGGGATTGCGAAAGCGTCGAATTCCTGCTTGAACATGATGAGGCTCCTTTGCCGGTCAGTGGTCGCGGGCCGGCGCCGCGTGTGGTGGGGACTGTCGTGTGGATGGGTCAGCAGGCGAGTTCGCCGGATGCGCGAGCCCAAGCCTTCGCGGAGCGGAAAAAAGACTGGACTCTCGCCCTGGTGGGCCGGCGCCGCATCAGTAGGCGTAGGCATGGCAGGACCCGCGCGGCGCCATAGGGGCGGCGGACTCTCATCATTCCGCAGCATCGACCGGCCTCAGTGGTGGCCCACACGATCAAACCTCCGGTTCCCTGGTCCCTGTACACTCCGCACCGGACGCCCATGGCTTGATCCTTCGCCCGCGAGGTTCTGAGCGGCAGAGGGGCGGGCTTCCCTCACGTCCTGCCCATATGATATGGCCTAGGGATGATAGACGCAAGAACTTTCTCGATGTGTGCCCTAAGTCCGGCTGCTGTGTGCTCTTACGGTGGAGCCTGATGGCGGTAAAAGGGGAGAGCCTAGGGCTTGTCAGTGGGGACTATCAGGCGCAGTCAGCTTCCCCATCGATGCATCGGTCTAAGCGGGCAGGGTCGATGCCTTGGCAGGTGACCACATGCTCCACCGTGCCCAGGACAAAGCAGGTCCCCTTGTATGTGATCCACAGGGTGCCTGCGTTGCTATGTTGTGTGAGATATACGCGGTATTTACGCTTGCCAATAGGTACCTTGTACGGCGTGGTGATCTTCTTGCCATACCCGGTCGCCGTTTGTGTTAGGCCTACGGTATGCCACCACAAAGGCTCATGTAGGAGGGGTGCTTCGTTGAGGTAATAGTACATAGCGTGGCCCTTTCGTTGGCTGCTGTCTGCCCACATCATACCACAGCCCCAGGGGCATGCAAGCACTATTTTCTGAGGGGAGCCAAGGGGTGCAGCAGGGGGAGGATCGGGAGGCAGAGCAAAAGGGGGGAGCCCAGGGCCTAGCCTGATGGTGGAGCCTGATGGTGGAGCCTGATGGTGCAACATGAGGGCCCGACCTGATGTGGCAAAAGGGGAGGCAGCACCCCAACCCCACGCCCTTCACATACACACACGCCCCCGTAGCAAACCCCATGCCACCCCCTCAGACACCACCCAATGTCCGATAATACACCGTATGTTGCATTCCTCCCGCGAGCCAACCCCAGGCCATCACATGACTTAGGCCTTAGGTAACACACGAGCACTTACTTATGACACTACCGGGGGGTGGGGTCAAAGGATTTAGACAACGGACGATAACTTAGGGGGCCATGGGGGGACCTTGGGGGTAGCGCCCCGTATACCTCCCCTCAGAAATTTCCACCAGTTTTACCAAAGGACACTCCTAGGAAGAATCCTCTGTAGGGTCCCAAGACCGCTCTCTACGCATAAGCCAAAGGACTATACCCCCTGTACCCTACTCAGGGTACCCCTGGGGCTTGACAAGGGCTTTTGCCTAGGTACAGTATGCGCTCAACCAACCAAGGAGAGCATCCTATGCCTCGTATCAAGAAATGTAAGTCCTTCGTCGCCTGCACGAGGGCCATCAAGAGCCCCACCTACAGGTCCCGCGTGAGGAGGTCCTACAGACAGGCCTTAGGGGAGGCCTACAATAACAGCCTCAACGATGAACGTAGGGCCATCCTAGCGGAATGCATCTGGAAGCAGGAGGATGACCTGGAGCATTCCGTATGCAGGGAGCCCTGGTCTCATCCTATGAACCCTACCATAGAGGCCATGCGTACCATACGTAATGACCTCTATGATGATCTGGGGTGGCAGGGCAAGGGTGTCTAGGAGATAGTCCGTTTGCTTGCCCCCTGTATAGCATTATGGAGCCCCCTAGGACATCCCTAGGGGGCTTCCTTGGGTTACAGCTCGTCGGGGATGGTCTCAGTGACACGGTAGGTGATGACCACACGGACAGAGCCACCAGTGACATTGGCACTGCCCAGGGCACCAGTGGAATCCACGATACCACAGACATGGATGGTCTCAGCGGAGCTAAGCACAGAGTCCACCAGGGGCAGGTTGAAGGTGGTACCTGCGGTGAGGCCTGCGGTGGACGGCTTGCCGTACTTGTCGGGGTCACTACCCTGGGGACCGATGCCGAAGGAGTCAGCAGTGCCGGCCTCCACGAGATCTTCCAGGATGGTGCCGCCAGCGGTCAGCACGACGGAGCCAGCAGGGAGTGCCTCCGAGATGGCCTTGTACTTGGCAGTGTTGCCATCGAAGTCCACGACTTCATCGATGACGTATTCGCTGTAAGCGTTTGGTACAGTGCGAATTAGCTTCGCCATGAGGTGCTCCTTTCAGCACTAGGGATTGGGTATGGCACACATAGGTACCACTACCATGAAGAAAGACCTAGGGAGAGACCTGAGGAAGAACACCCTAGGGAGGGAAGTGATACGAAGTGATGAGAAGAGAAGTGATGAGATGAGAGGTGAAGTGACGATATGATAGGACTGAGAGCAAGGAAGACCTAGGGAGAGACTTAAGGTAGTACCTTAAGATTAACCTTAAGTAGGGGAGAATTTAAACAGAACCACCACAGAGTTTGTTTTATCTCGTTGAAGTGAATCTATCTCGCATAGGAAGCGAAGCTTCCCCTAGGACACATCCTAAGGTCACTATCTTAAGATGTGCCCTAGAGTGGCTCCGACCAGTTGAGGCTCCCGTAGTAATCCTCAGCTCCGTTGCTTAGGTTCTGTACAGCAAGGACCAACTCATCAGCTGTCCCATCAATGGCCACCCCAGGATGGAGGAGACTACGGAGGGTCGCCGATAGGAGGCCTCCCCCCTGGTTAGTACTACGGATGTACCCCGAGGCCATCTGGAGCCCACCCGAGAGGGTGTTGGTGTTATCTCGGGAGATGTCATACTCAACAGCCGAAGAGTTCCCTACAGACACCCAAGACGCAGCATCTACGCCTGCTACGGTGGGGTTCATGATGATAGCCCAACGGAAGTCAGCCGTGGAGGTACATATGGCCTGAGCGGTGTCCAGGAGGACATTCCCATGCTCACGCCCAGAGCGCAGCCGTATGGAGATCAGCGGATAGAGGTTGGTGTCGTTAGAGGTGGTGAAGGCTGTGGTTCCCCTATCGGCGGAATACAACTGACCTGTCTGTTCATAGCCACCCTCTGAGGCGACGCTCCCACAGATCTCCCGGAGGGTTGACGTTCCTGCCCCACCATCCCCACGAATCTCATAACGTAGGCTATGGTTGGCGAACCGCATGTATGGATCAACCGTGGTGTTGGTGTTCTTGAAGATATGAGCGTAGTGAACCCTACCATTGAATTGGAAGCCCACACGGACATCACCAAGCGATAGCCATTCAAGGTCCATCACCAGGATGACCCCAAGGTCCCAATCGATGTCTACCCCTGAGGTACCAGTCCCATCGAAGGTGTCCACATTCCAGGATGACTGGGCCACTCGTGTGACGGTGCCGTTGTCAGCCAGGCAGATATACACCGTGGTGCCGTCCGATTCAAGGTAGATACCGTCCCTGTTTGAGTTGAATGGGGTTGTGCTGTTCGTATTGAAGTAGCCAAATCTCTTGATGTACCCGGCCTCTGGGAACAGCACTCCCGTCTCAGCAACCTTCAGGCTCTTGCCGGCCTGATAGTTGAACCGCATCTTAGTCTGTCGGATGGCGAAGTCGCCAGAGGTCCCAGCACACACGAGGTCCACATAGTTGTCCGCATTCCATGTGACGGAACTTGAGGCCCCATTCAGTTCCTCATCCCACACAAACTCTCGC